GGCTTATATAATTTAAAAGATAATTTGTAATTTCATCTTTTACATAATTTGGAGCTATTAATGAACCTGCTGGTTTTAAACAAAGAACAACACGACCATATAGTTTTGTTGGGAGGTCTTGACCACCATAAACATTAACATCAGATATAACGCCGCCAAAGTTTGACAATACAAGAGAAGCATAGTCATCTGATGCAACTGCTCGTTGCTGTGTTGCGAAATATCGAGGAGCAGAAAATTTGATTGAATCTATTGATTCTTGATTTGCAGCTCCTGAAGAATTTGCAGTAACAGCAATATCAGAAATTGAAATATATCCGTTATTGTCTGCACCAATATCTTGAACAAGTGTGAAATTACTAATGCCAAGAGCATCAGTTCCACTTGTAACTCTATATTGCACAGAAACAATACTGGCGTTTAGAGGTTGTCTTCCAAACAAACCATCTCCAAATATTATTTCATATTTGTTGTTTTCAGCACCTTGTAGAAAGTAAATCTGAGAAGAGGAATCTGAACCAAATAATGTTTCAGCTCTGCTAAAGGTTGTATTACTCAAACCATTATTTTCAATAACATTAACAGAAATACTATTGGTGTCAATATTGATATTTGATAATAGAAATCTTTGATTTTCTACAGTGTAATCAACAAAGAATGAATCAGTAAATAATGATCCTTCATATATTTGTAAATTCGCAATAGAATATGTTGAATTGGTAGAAACAAATGACTGTTCTGAATCTGTGATAAACGTAAATGAACCGTTTGAATTCACACCAGAAAACTTAGAACCCTTTTTTATATATAAAGGGCTTTGGATACCATTGGTAGTGATGGTAAATGACAATTCAGCTTCTGCTGAACTGTAACTTCTTGGTATATAATTTAACTCTTTGGCGTGCGAAACTACAGAATCATATTTTTGAGCAGAATCAAGAAACATTTCTGATGCAACCATATTCAAATAGAAAGAATTCAAATATGAGTTGTATGACATAACATCAAGAAGAACACTGATATTCGAAGCATCAAAATTGTAATCTTGAAACACAGACTGCGAAGAAAGATATGTTTTGAAATTCTGTTTTAATGTATCAAAATCTAATGATGTAAGAATTAAAGAGCTATTTGCCATTTATCGTACTCTTTTTAAGAGAATTGCAAGAGTTATAGGTGCTGGATTATTTATAATATTGTAAACAATATAAATTTGAATTGTATAATCATCAATAGTAGATACAGTTATTTCCTGAGCATTAACTCTTGGCTCGTTATTTTTTATAGTGTTTTCTATATAACTTTCTAAAATAGTTAAATATTGTTCAAGATTAGGCTCAAATAGAAAATCGTACACATTACTTCCAAAATTTGGCTGGAAAGGGCGTTCGCCTAAATTTGTCATTATTAAATTTCTAAGTGATTGATTGACAGAATATTCGTTTGTCACACGACCAAGCTGATTGCCATATGGAGTTTTTGCAAATGTATCTACAAAGTCAGAGAAGAACTCTAATTTTTTTGTATTATTAACAGTAAATCTATCTGCTCTTGTTAAATTCGTAGCCATTTAAAAACCTATATTTACGTTTGTTGATCCTGACGTGATATCATGTCCGGCATACAAACTACCTAAAAATGCAGCCTTTTTTCCGTTCACATATACTGTGCCAGAACAATTATCACTCATAGTTGGTGCATGTGGCATACAAGGTGGTACTGGATAATTATGAGATGCAACTGCATCACCAAAACGTACTATGCCTTTACTATTGACGAATACGTCACCGGAGCAAGCAGCTGTGACAGTTGTGGCATCACAACCATGGTGAGTTGAAACTGTATCTGCTCCACTTCCTCTTGCTGCTGCTGGCATTTTTTTCTTTCTTTTTAATATTATTTATTATGGATTCAGATCTATCTTAGGTGATTTGATTGTTATTGTTGATGGTGTTAAAACAATTGATGATGCACCAACAACTAATGTTATGGTAGTAAGGCTTGTTATTATAATATCAGAAAGACAATTTAATTGTCCTTTAGACTCGCTTTGTAAATCTAAACCACCGCTACCTTGAGCATGAACACCATAATCACCTGATATCATAGAAACTGATGAACCACCAATAGCAATTATTTCATTGCCATCAACGCTTAATGCTTTATCTTTTGACATATATTCGATTACATCATCATTGTATAACTTATAAGATTTCCCACCAGGTGATACTGATGTTGATGAGTCTGCAGCGCCGCCAATACTTTTATTTGAACCTTTGTATTCTGTTCCACCAGAAGCTGAACCAGAATCACCTTTAACATTAGAATTCATAGTGGCTTGGCCACTAGTATCTACATTGCCATCATTATTTTTACTAGAACTGCCCGCATTGTGTCGTTCATGATGATTATGTGAAGTAACCATACCATCAAATTCTGCAGATATTTCTCTAGTTTCGAAACTGCCATCATGATTGATTTCGCTTCTGTATGATTCATTCGGTTTATTAGGATCAACGCCAGTTACTACACCAGCACCATTTGTATCTCTACTACCAAAAATATAAGGATAATCACCAGGACTTGTTGAAGCTTTGGCATCTGGAACTTTTTTGTTGGGAGGTAATGACATATTATACTAATCCTATATCTGTAAGAACATCAGAAGCAGCTTTAATAGCAGCCGCTGAAAATCCTGCTGATTTCATAGCTGTTATTATAGAACTCAATGACGGAGTTGTTTGGCCCAAAGCACTAGAATTTATTTGTGAAACAGACCCTCCGGAACTACTTAACTGGTTTGCCAAACTAGAAACAGAAGCTACCGCATATGCTATTCCAGCTATGGTTCCTCGAGCAGCTATTATGTCAGAAAGAACAGGTATACCACCAACAGCAGATGCTATATTTGGTAATGCAATACCAGCAGCAGATAACGCACCAGATAAAGAAGAAAGTCCTGCTAATCCTGCTAAAGCTGGTGGTATTTTAAGAGCTGATGTTGCCATACCTGCCATTGTTTTAGCCATTGCTAAATTTTTAGAAAACGAACCCAATGCTTGGCTTATTTGTCCACCTAATATGGTTTTACCTAAAAATGAAGTTTGAGTAAGATTAACAACAGTTCCTGCAATACCAAGAATTGCAGTCAAGTTTGACATCAAATTTGTACTGGTTCCCTTTCCTATGGCATGATCCATGGCATTATTTTCATGAAGAACTTTATGGTTTATCAAAATAGTGTTTAATATATCTGCTGTTAAAGTATTGTTAAAGACATAAGAAAACATATCAGTAGCAATACCTTTTTGCGCCAGTGCCAAACACTCATCATCTACACTTTGATAAGGATAATCTGTGGCTGTTCTTTTTACATAATTGTATGTGCCATCATTATTCAAAAATGTAATATACCCAAGATATGGATCTGAATTTGGAGCATAATATTGTTTGATGGCTAAATTTTGAACATAGAATACATCTGTTAATAATAAATTGGAAGGAGGTATCACAGTTCCATAAACAATAGGAGGATCTGGTATCACTGGGATATTATTTTCACCAAAAATAAGAGCTTTTTGGACAAGATTTGTTATGCCGTTTTCTACAATAGTTTGATAACCAGGATCTATTAGATATATGCCATTTTTATTCATCAACATAGAATCTAATGATATCATTACTTGAGCAAAACTGGTTTTACTACAAAGTATACAAAGAGCTTCTGAAAAAGCATCTGATAATGTTGTTACTTGACTTGTTGTTGGTGCTGCTGAAGCACCGCCTCCACCAGCAGCTATATTCATTATTGATTTTATTAATGCAAATTGTTTAATCATACTTGGAAAAGCTTGCGCTATTCCAGAAGGATCAACTTGTGCTACAATTTTAGCAAGATCTAAACCAGGAAGAGCTGATGCAGTAGTTGGCAAATCTGCATGGGGTATAAACTTATCTTTCAAAGTTTTCAGTACTTCTTGACCCTGATTATTTTTTCTTGTATTATTATTATCTGAAGATGCATATTTTGTAGGCTTTTGACCAACTGGAGTACCACCAGAAACTGGATGAAAATCAAACTTTTTAATATCTGCGGAAACAGCTCCAGAAGCAGTATCAATGCCTTTCTGAGCTTGATCTAATTTTCCAAAATATGGATCTAATGGGGCATTTGAAACTGACATATTATTCCTTTAATAGTGCACCACGAGAAAATGAACCCATAACAATTGGGTATTGCTCAGCTGTATCATTATCCATATAAGCTATAACGACTCTTGAGCCTACAATCAATCCTGTTGGAATTATTCCAACTTTTCCAGTTGCTGCGGATGTAATTGGATGGAGAGGTAATGCCCAAGCAAGATCATCATCTTTGATGTTTTGTTCATCGTTCTCAAAACCATATTTTCTTACTTTAACTCTGCCGGATCTGAGTGGATCCATGATATCTCTAACTTCAGCAAAATAAAATTTAGCCATTGCCACCGCCACCTTCTTTGTATGAACCTTTCACAACACCAAGAATCATAGTATATCTTGGATTTTGACCGACTGGTTTTATCTTATGTCTTATTGAAACAACTAATGCATTACCATTAAATTGTTTTTCGCCTGATGAAGTATTGTTATCTGTCTTACTAGGTATATCTAAACTGATCATAGAACCAAGCTTTATTTGTGGATTGCCTGGGATCTCCAAAGTACCATGATTTTGTGATAGCTGGGAAAGAAAATCTAATCTGTTTTGTTTGGCTTCAGAAAGCTTTGTTGGTGATTTATTATTTGCAGCATCATGTGCTGTATGAACAGGAACGCCATTAGTTACAGATGGAGGATCAGAATAAACACCATTATTGTCTGCAAATTTAAATTGTTGTTTTTTCTTACTTACTTGATCGGTTGTACCAGATGTTGGGTCGTATGAATTTTGTTCAACTTTTGATAATGATCTAGTCAAAGTAAAAAATGAATCAGGAACATTAATCCACATTATAGAATTTTGCATATCAGAACCAGAAGTAGAACTAGAGTTCAAACTTGCGCTCTGTTTTAATTTTACAACTGGACCTTGTTGGAATAATTTTTCAAATGTAGAAAATACATATTTTTGATTGCCATTATCACATTGTTGGAATAAAATAAAAGCTGATGATTTGTTTTGATCAGATACGTGTTGGTCGTTCAATTTTCTTAAAGCATTTATTGGATGTTCATTTGAAAAAACAAATCTTCTGCTTCCAAATGTGCTTTCAGTGTCAATACTTTTATCACTTTTGAAATTATTCTTTACGATATCTTCAACCATTTTACTTGTTGGTTGGTTATAGCTTTTCTTTACATAATTACCTTGTGCTGCCAACATTTCTGCTGAACAGCATCTAATGCTATATTGTTTATTATGTCCAGAACCTTGATTCTCTGTAGAACCATCTTTCAAATTTTTATTTTGCAACATTTTAAATTTGAAATTGGCTTGAGGACCACCAATATCCGCCAATGAAAATGTTATCTGTACATCTTTATCATAAGAACCATTTAGATTTGATTGTCCAAGAACATCATTACTGTCGATAATATTAAATTCCGCAAAGGGTCCAGTTGGACTTAAAATATCTTCAATAATTTCAATGCCACTGAAGTTGATGGAACTTTGATTGGTCAAATCAATTTCACCAATTTTCAAAGTAGAAATTTTAATATCACCAATGGCCATTTATTACTCGTTCATTAATGTTTTAAGATCATCTGATATTTTTTGGCTGTATGTTTTATCAATGACATTTAATGTTTTATTGTATTCGTTTTTTTCTATTTCATATTGATAATATGTAACAGGTGCCCAATATACATATTCTTCAGCTGGTATATTAACAGCAATAGTATTAGCAACAGAAAAACTCACATTAGCGCCACTCTCTGCGCCAGTAATATATCCACTTCCAGTATTAATGAAATTGCCAAATACGTTATGTAAATAAACATTTGTATTAGAAACAGATAACACTTGACCTCTTCCAATAGAACCATTATAATTAACATAACAAATTTCATCATTTGTAAAAAATGGTTCAGAAACGTTTGGATTGGTTATAGTAGTGTAAGATACAATTTCGTTTGTATTGACAACCCAATCTTTTTCTGATCTTTTATAAGAAGTGATTTGGTTATCATAGCCATATACAGGTTCCCAATATTTCTTAACACTTGGTATCAAAGCATCGAAATAATTTTTTGCTATGTTTTCTTGATTATACCAGTTATTTCTGAAAAATTTAACTTTTATATTTGCCAATTCAAAAGTTTCATATTTTGAAATGATAAAATTGTTAAACTCGCTGTCATTCAAATACCATTCATAATATGGGTCCATTATTCTATTGGAAAAGTATAAAATCCAACTTTGGAATTGATCGCCATAATAACGATAACTTAATTGATCAGCTCTTTCATTTATTATTTCATATGGATAAAATACATATGGATTATTATATACGTTATTGAGTAACGTAGAACGTTTTGTTATATCAACAACATTATTGTTTGAATAATTGGTAATTGGAAATTTTTCGAAATATCTTTCAACCATTTTTAAACCTTAAATTACTGATGGTAATTCTGAACTATCCCAAAGTTGAATTTCTTTGAGTGATAATGTCAGGTTAACGACAGTTGGTAGTTTTGTGTTTTTGAAAAACGATGGAGAACCAGTACCAGTATAATCAGCTTGTACAGAAATTATAGCACAAGGTTTAAAAATCAAATGTTGTTGCAATTCGCTTGGATATAAACTTATTTGTGCAATTAAAGGATACTGCAAAAGAGAACCACCACCTTGTGCTGTTGGCAAAGCAGCAGATTTACAAGTGTTTATTATATTCAAAATTGTTGTAGATTCTTTTGGTGTATTTGGTGTCAATGTCCATTGTAAAACAAATTCTTTAAAATTTTGTCTTTGGAAAAACATAAAAAGAAATGGGTTAACAGTAACACCACTCAAAAAACTTGTGGCCGATGTGACTTGCGAAGCCGCATTAATAGCACCACCAAGACCAGGTATTATGTTCGCAAGAGAACTACCTAAACCCAAAGCTGTTTGTTCATTCCATGATAATGTTGTTGCATCATTTATTTTTTTTGGAATTGGTAGTAATATTGCACCAGGCAAATTCGGTGCGGGGGTAAAATTGGTAGCCAATTGGATACCTGTTCCTGGAATACCAAGTAGGCTTCCAATGGCGTTGACCCCATTGACCAATGTATTGAGATCAGAAACTATACTATTCAAATTTCCTAAATTGAACTGTGACAATGGCGAATATTTTTGAAATTGTATTTGTGTGTAAAATTCTCTATCACCAACATTCAAATCATTAGGAAATGATAGTGGTTGAATTGGTGGTTGTTTAGGTGTAGGAAACCTAGCATTATTCGCATTTATATTTTGTTGAATTATGGCCATCTAAACCCTATAGGTTAACACTAAATATCTTATTATTTTTTTTATTTATATGGAATCATGGCAAAATATAACAAAGGCAAATTCAAGCCCAAAAACCCTCAAAAATACAAAGGCAACCCAACAGAGATTGTTTATAGATCTAGTTGGGAGCTAAAGCTTATGTTATATTTAGACGATCATAAAGATGTTTTGACATGGGGTTCAGAAGAAATAATAATACCATATAGATCACCGATCGATGGCAAAATACACCGTTATTTTCCTGACTTCATCGTTACAAAGATAAATAATGAAGGTAAGAAAGAAACCGCTCTCATTGAAGTAAAACCTGCTAAACAAACTTCTCCACCCAAAAAACAAGAAAAAATGACAAGTAGATATATCACTGAAGTTAAAACTTGGGGTGTGAATGAAGCAAAATGGAAAGCAGCTTTAAATTTTTGTAAAGACAGAGGTTGGTCATTTCATATTTTTACTGAGAAAGAATTAGGGATTAAGTTTTAATGGCACTATCTGATTTTCAAGATGATCTTACCGAAGCTTCTAAAAACTTAATAGGAGCATCAAAAGATTCTGTGACCTGGTATAAAGATCAGGTAGAAAACGCTAAAAAGAAACCTCTTCTTAAACAGATGTCATCTCCGGAAATTGGTAAAATGTATTTGTATTATTATGATGCAAAATACAAAGACAGATTGCCTTTCTTTGATATGTATCCTTTAACGATACCAATTGAATTTCAAAATTCCGGGTTTATAGGTTTGAACTTACATTATTTGCCACCTAATGCAAGAGCTTCTTTGTTAAATTCTCTTACAACTTTGGCAAATAATAATAAATATGATGATAGCACCAAATTGGTTGTATCATATCAATTGCTGAAAAAATATAGCCAATTTTCTGGATATGAAAGTTGTATTAAACGATATCTTTACGGTCATGTCAAAACACAATTTTATTATATCTCGCCTTCTGATTGGTCTAAAGTTGTTATGTTACCATTGCAAAAGTGGAAAATCAATCCCAACGCAAAATATGCTGGTTCACCTCCTTATTAGGTCCAATTATGCCATTTAACATAAACAATTTCAAAACCAATTTAGAAGATTATGGTTATCTAAAGTCTAATTCTTTTCAGGTGTTCATACAACCTCCTGCGATAATGTTCGGCAACATGTTAAACAGTGGTGGCAATTTATCTCAATTGAATGAGCTGTCAACATTACAAACTTTCAGAATTGATCAAGTTAAAGTACCTGGTATCAATTTAGCCAGCGCAGATGTCAATCGTTATGGTGCAGGACCAACACAGAAACAGCCATATAATGCACAATTTACTGAAGTACAGATGTCTATTTTATCTGACAATGAAGCAAGTATTTGGCAATATTGGTATAATTGGGTAAGAGCCATATATGAATTTAATGGTACAGAAAGTTCTGGTTTTGGAGAAATTAATAGGTTTCCATCTTATCTTTCAGAATACAAATCAAATTTTTCAACAATTATGCAAATTGTAATGTATGACCAAGAAGGAAATGCAGTCCAAAGAATAAATCTATATGAAGCATTTCCTACTTCATTGAGAGAAGTTCCATTGGCTTGGGCAGATGATGACAATTTAGTTAAAATTAATGTTTCTATTGCATATACTGATTATACAATTACAAGTTCTGTTCTTGAAAATCCTATTCCGATTTTCTAATTAATTATGGAGTTAATTATGTCAAATTTGCCTAAAATTGATCAGCCAATCTATAATATAAAAGTACCTTCTCTTAATAAAAATATAAAGTTTAGACCTTTCTTGGTTAAAGAAGAAAAACTTTTGCTTATGGCAAGAGAAAGTGGTAATGAAGGTGATATTCTTTCAGCAATTAAACAAATTGTCAACAATTGTTGTATGGATGTTAAATTCAATGTTGATAAAATTGCACTTTTTGATCTAGAATATATTTTTCTAAAATTGAGATCATTTTCTGTCAACAATATTGTAAAAACTTCATATAAAGATTATGAAGATGATAAAATTTATGATTTTGAAATTGATTTGAACTCAATTGAAGTAAAATTTCCTGAAAAAGTAAGCAATGATATAAAAATTAGCGAAAAATCAGGCATTTTAATGAATTATCCTTCAGCTACTCTTTATGAAGATAAAGAATTTCTGAGTTTGACTGATAATTATATGTTTGAGTTGATTCTTCGTTGTATTGATAAGGTTTATGATGGTGATGAGATATTTGAAACATCAAAAATTTCCAGAAAAGAACTCAATGATTTTGTTGAGAACTTAAATTTGAAAATATTCGAAAATATTCAGAAATTTCTATTGAGTGTACCAAAATTAGAATACGTTATCAAATACAAAAACTCTTTCAATAATGATAGAGAAATAGTTTTGAGCTCGTTAAATGATTTTTTTTCCTGGCGCTGAATCATAACTCTTTAGAAAATTACTATTCAACAAACTTTTCTATGGTTCAGCACCATAAATATTCAATTACTGAGATTGAAAATTTAATTCCTTTTGAACGAGACATATATGTGGAATTTCTCCTAAATCATCTAAAAAAATTAGAAGACGAAAGACAAAGGAATAAAGGCTAACAATGACAAACGCTGACCCATCAACATTTTTTTCAAAAATAACACAATCTATAAACAGTATCAAGGGTCAGTTCAAACAAACTGCTAGTGAGAACAATAACTCCGTCAAATCTATAAGCAAAGATCTAGGAAGTCATTTTTCATCACAACAGAATCAAATAAAATCCATACAATCAAACATTGATGATATTGAAGACAAATCGAATAAAACTGCAACAAAACTAGAAAGCACTAATAGTTTATTACAGCAGTCTATAGCCAATCAAAATGATATAATGAAAACGCTAAAAATATTAGTGTCCAATACTGAAAGATTGGGCAATAATGGTGGCAGCAATTCATTATCTGATAAAATTGGTGCAGCTTTAGGAACCGCTGCGGGTTTAGGTGCTGGGCTGACATTAAATTCTTCATCACCTCCTGGAGTCGATAGTGGCGCTGGAGGTTCAGCAGTACCATTTTCCGGTGAAAACAAACCAATTCTTGATACAATAAAAGCTCGAGAAGGATCTGGTGGCAAATATAACGCACAAAATGATACTTCTACTGCATCTGGTGCATATCAATTCATTGATAGTACGTGGAAATTACGAGCAAAAGAGGCTGGTGTTGATATCAAACAATATCCAAGAGCTAAAGATGCGCCGCCAGAAATTCAAGATAAAGTGGCTGACAAATATGTAACAGGAATATTAAAACAAGCAAACAATGATGTTTCAAAGGTTCCTGTTGCTTGGTTTTCTGGAAATGTTGAAGGAAAAAGCAAAGACGTCTCACCGGAAAAAATAGCACAGTACCAAAGTGATTGGCTAAAAGAATATGCAAAACATGGCGGAAAAACAGCACCAAACAATCAACAAAACAATTCAACTTCTGGCGCATCTTTAGCTTCTGGATCTACATCTTCAGGTTCTGGCAATTCACAACAAAGTGATACTACTCAACAACAAGGTGGCGAGCGTCAAAATTCACAAACAGAAACACCAATAAAGTCTGATGGTGGTCAAGTTTTCCAAGATCAGATGAGAGAAGCCTCTATCAGAAAATTACCAATAAGCCAACAATTGCTTTCTGTTCTTGAGCGAGCTGCGAAAGAAGCTGGTGTGTCTGTGAGAGTTAAATCTGGAGGTCAACCAGCAGAAGGTTCTGGTGGCCAAAGAACAGGATCAACCAGGCATGATAATGGTAATGCTGCAGACTTAGATATCTATTCTGGCGATAAGAAATTAACACCGAAAAACCCCGAAGATCTACCAATATTCAAAAAGTTTGTTATGGCTGCTTCATCAGCAGGAGCAACTGGTATTGGTGCGGGCGAAGGATATATGGGTAACGATGGTTCAAGAATGCATGTTGGATTTGGATCTCAAGCTATATGGGGAGCTGGGGGTGCTGGTCAAAATGCAGCAAGTTGGTTAAAAGATACTGTTGGCGGTTCCCATGGTGGTGCTCAAGAATCTGGTAAAAATACAGGTGGTGCAATGTCAATGGGTCAACAGAACCCTATGATGGGTCAAAGTCAAATGGGTATGGGTCAACAGAACCCTATGATGGGTCAAAGTCAAATGGGTATGGGTCAACAGAACCCTATGATGAATCCATATGCTTCGATTGGTGGTATGTTTGGTCCAAAGGGAGCAGCTATTGGTGGAATTGCTGGAATGTTATTACCAGCTCTTGGAAATATATTGGGTAACTTACAAGGTGATGAAAACAGACCAACAGGATCTATGCAGCCATCTGGTCCTAATTTAGAACGAGCTAAAATCAAAACAGCTGCAATAGATCAGGCTGCTCTACAAAAAGAAAACCAGCAACAAGCTCCTGCGCCTGCTGCTGGTGGTGGTAATGGTAATGGTAATGTTACTCATAATAATTCTAATATGAATACAACCCATCATAATAATGATAAATCTGCCACAAAATCTTGGGCTCAACAATTAGCTCTTGCGTTTCCAGGCATGGGGCAACACGTAATGGGTGCGCCCCATGCTGATCCATTTATGGCTGCTTAACCAGCAAGCTTCTTGAAAAACTCCAATGACTCATCGTCATCGTCATCAACTGTAGTATGCTTTGGTGCTTCAGCAGCTTTAAACTTTGGAGCTGATTCAGTACGTGCCCACGGAATATCCTCTTCCTCAGCACGAGCAACCTTAACCGCTGGAGTATTCTCATCAAGAACCTTCATAAGACGTGCCTGGAGTTCCTCATAGCTCTTGAAGTTCTTAGGAGCAAGAAATTCTTGGAGAGAATGTTCACTCTTCCAAATCCCCTCAAGCTCTTCATCATCATTAAGAAGAGCACCAATCTTATCAAATTCTGACTTATCGTAATTACGATAACCTTCGACATTACGAATCTTCAGCTTGAAATTGGCACCAGCCCAAAGATCAAAAGGATTGACAGGCTCATCGCCAGGAAACTGGGGGTTCATAGCATCATTGAGCTTATCAAAGATCTTCTTACCATACTTGTAAAGAAAAACCTTACCTTCATTGGTAGGATTAGCAGGATCATTGACAACATAGATGTTAGAAACAAAGTGTAGACGACGCTTCTGCTTACGAGCAATTTCCTTGTTTGCTTCGATACCAGAATTCCAAAGCTTAGAATTATACTCAGAAACTGGATCTTGCTTACCAATAGTGGTCAAAGAATTCTCAATGTACCATCCACCTGGACCCTGAAACCCATGATCGAAAACACGAACAAAGGGAACATCTTCATCGGGAGGTGAGGGAAGAAATCGGATAACTGCATATCCATTGCCAGCCTTATCGACTGATGCGGTCCAGAAACGATCATCTGATCCCTTAGATTCTGAAGTTCCATTAACCTTGGAAAGTTCAGCAGTAAGAGCTTCGAGAGACTTCTTACCAGACATTGACTTGAGCTTAGAAAAATCTACCATTGTATTCTCCGTATGTTTTGTATGACAATATATTACGATGTATAGAAGCAGTTAGCTTCAACATTATTTAGTATACCCTTATTCATCGAAATAATCAAGGATAATATTTTTTATTTTATCCTTATCATAAGTAATGAATGGAGAGTATTTCTCAACTTTGATTCGGAGCGTGTCCCAAATCAAATCATATTGCATCTTAGAATCCCAATGTTTCTTTGCACCAGTCAATTCTAAAAGCAAACACAAGGTATCAAGGCTAATTTGTTTACCAAGATACAATTTCAATAAATTAGGATGTTCGTTGTTTTCACATATGAAATTATCATTAAATTTTGTATTGAGATTACTGAGTTCTTGCTTAAAAACATAAGTCAAAGACTGTTGGCGTTTCATCCAATCCTTATATGTTTTCTCAGCTTCCTCGCTATAAGCCAAATCTCTTATCCATGATTTCTCATTTTCAGATAAATTGGCTATCAAGAAACTATGCACATCCGGATGTTTGGCAAGTTTTTGAAAAAATATCTTATCTTTACGTTTATCAAAGGAAGATGGATTTACTTTCATCTTACCATTATATTTGAAATAATCATATGTTGGTTTGCTAAAATGATTCTTAAGAGCAAGATACTCTTGATAACATTCAAAGGCTGACATCATACATTAACTTTGTTGTAATATTCAGCGAAGAAAATACCAAGTTCTTTATCCATTTGAGGTCCAGCACCATTGTCAGACTTATATGTTAGATACAGCTGCCAGATCTTTTTGTCTAGATCAGCAAAGTTATCAAAGGTAGAATTATTTTTACCCTCCATAACAGTATAACCCTGACTTTCAAGATAATCAATGATATCATCTTCTTCAAAATCGCTAAGATGAACATCAACTTCTGTCTCTACATATGCCGTAACACGCTTTCCCATTACTTTTCACCTATCTAAAGAGGAAGCCTCGCCCCACGTTTAAGTACATTCAAGTTTTCTGCTTCTGCTTGAATTTTCGACTTCATAGCTGGATCTTTTTTAATCCAAGCAGCAGCAGTTTCTACTTCTAGATTATTTCGTTCACACCATATAACAACTGCATCAATGTATTCTATATTTTTTGAAATGCATAGTTTTTCAATTTCTTCAATGAAGATAGAATTATTAGAAGCCAAGTTGATCATAATGTATCCTGTGAAATGGCGATTCCTGTTATAAAGAAAAATTTTTACAATCTTCTAATGTCTCAATTATAATAATATTTTTATATTGAGTCAATAGACATTTTAACTTTTCTTTTTGTGATTTTATAGAGTAAGGATTTTTTGGATCAAGATATATATTGTAATCTTTTAAGTAAAAATCAGCAAAGTAATTGTGCTCAATATTTTTGTCATCAATCCATTTAATTGGCTCTGGTCTTATCCAACTGATACCTAATGAGTCTAGTCTTTTTGCTAACTCTAGTTCCCATGTTGAATCTAGCATAATTCCATTATATTCAATCATTTTTCTTCTCAACCGTCTATGAGGAGAAGCAAGTGCTTTGTTTTTTTGTTTTAACTTTGTTTCATCTGAATGTGTTTTTCCAAGAAAATGACCAACACGCCCTTTCATATGACTTTTTGGAATTGGTGTTCCTTCAATTTTTGCTTTAGTGTATTGATTTGTGACGCCTGTTTCTTTTCTTTTAGCGTTCATTGATGCAACTGCTAGCATACTACCATTTTTGTATTCATGCTTTTTAACATTTCGATCACACCATCTAGAGTGGTTGGCCATCCATCCTTTTGGCTTATCAGATATATCAAAACTCATATTACAGTGTTTACATATTCTTAACATTTAAATACCTCCAATGAATGGTCCAGATGGAGGGATTCGAACCCCCATTTGCAGCTCCAGTTACGATTAGAGAGGTAGAAGCTCTCCTCGGCTACATCTGGTTATAGGTATTTATATAAAAGTAAACTTAATCCATAGCTCTATCCAAATAAAAGGTGGAGAGCTTCTGTTGCCAAGTGCTCTCCGAACTCCGATTAGGCTGCTAGAGCCATTTCATATGCATTGTTATCGTTTGCATTTACGAGTTTACTTAGTCTCTTCGCAACTTTATCACAGCCTGTCGAACCTATACACCCCCATCATAAGCACTACTCGACTTACATTCCCCTGCATACGGCATTTCTGGTGCAGCTAATGCGTTAGTGCTTATGGTGGAGGTGGGGAGATTTGCACTCCCGTCCAAACTGTCTATTCTTTACGCCTCAACAACCAAGCAATATATTTAGTATAGTGTATCATTTAGCGAAAGTCAAGCTTATTCGGTAACAATTCGCTTCCACTCATCGTTGATCTTCAGCCATAGGTGTCCATCTTTACCAACAGACATAGCAACCTTGGTTTCTTCATCAAATTGATTAGGAGAACTTTCAATCTTCATACCTTCTCCTAGAACAATATTGTGTGGCTGTGTTAAAGCAATGTAATCAGTAGCCCAACCATCACCAGCATCAACAACTTGAAGATATCTACCAGAGCCACCACCACCTCCACCACCAATGAATGTCTGAGACCATTCAGGATACTTTGGAGTAGGAGCTGGTGGCTTATGAGCAGTCAACGTCATTAATTCCTTTACAGGAGCCATTGACGCTGGTGATGTCTTTGCCATAGCTTCAGCAGCCATTAGTATACCAAATGGTGCTGCTGGAAGAAAGGAGAAGAACGATCTACGGTTCATGAGTGATCCCTAATCCAAGCATCAGCCTCTGGACGGTACATGTAGTAACGAAGAAGAACCTCAAGAGCATCTGCTGTTTCCTTGAACATCCAAAGGTCTTCTCGTTCGTAATCATGAACGAATCCCTTACTCAAGAGACGATGGATGTCATCCTGTGCAGAAACATAATCCTTCTTGAACCGTTCAACAATAATATTATCAAGAATCGAGTCATCAATTTCAATTTGCATTTGTTCCATCCTTATTCACATCAACAACTTCAATAGGCGTCCATGTACCTGACGGGTCCTTTGTTTGGATCTCGTGCCGAATGAT